CCAGATCATATTGGGGGTAAAAAAACATACCGAACTTTGTCGAAAGATGCTGGAGCAGAGGATGGATTAAATCCGCAGCTAGGTATTATTGATGAGTTGCACATTCACAAGAACAACGAGGTAGTTGAGATGGTAGAGAAGTCTATGGGAGCTAGGGAGCAACCATTGAGTTTTATCATTACTACAGCAGGTAGTGACTTGTATGGAATCGGGTATCAGCGGCACGAGTATGCGAGGGATGTGGTGTTAGGGCATCACGATGACCAGAAGTTATTGGTTTGTATTTATGGTGCAGACAAAGATGCCGATCCATTTATAGAGGAGACTTGGAAATCAGCCAATCCCAACTACGGGGTATCTGTTTACAAGGAAAAGTACGAGGAGGAAGCTACTAAAGCGAAAGGTAGTTCAGCATCGTTAAATAGTTTTAAGCGTTATTATCTGAATATTTGGACACAATCGGCAGATGGGTGGATAAGTGATGTTGTGTGGCAAGAGTCTTCAAAATTTAGTGATAAGTGGGGTATAAATACAGAACTTGAGGATGAGTATAGAAACCTAGAGGATTACCCTTGTTACGGTGGGTTAGACCTCTCATCGAGGTCAGATATTACAGCATTTAGCTTAATGTGGAGGATAAATGGTAAATTATACAGTAGGAATTGGTTTTGGTTACCCGAAGAAAAGGGGACTTTGAGTGCTGATGCAAAGAATATTCAATACCAAGATTGGGTTAAAGCAGGATATATTACTGAAACAAGTGGTAATGTGGTAGATTATGACTTAATTATACAGAAATTAGGTGAATTATCCTCCAAATACAAGATTCAAAGAGTAGCTTATGACAACTACAATAGTCACCATTTAGTTCCACAATTAGTTGAAAATGGGCTTGATTTAATAGAATTTAGGCAAGGATTTAAGTCAATGAATGCTCCTACGAAAGAGTTAGAAGCGGCAGTGATGTCGAAAAACTTCGAACACTTTGGAAATCCTGTCCTAAGATGGATGGCTGGTAACTCAGAGGTTCAGACAGACCCAGCAGGTAATGTGAAGATTATAAAAGACAGGAATAGACCAGAGAAGAAAGTCGATGGTATAATTAGTAACGTGATGTGTTTGGGTATGTGGTTAGATGAGCCAGATGATGGTAGTTATTTTGAACATGGGGATTTATTTATATTATGAGCAAACCAATATTAGTAGTAAGGATGTCAGAGGGGACAACAGACAAGGATATGCAAGAGCATTATCAAGCATTGATGAAGTCACCGATGTCGAAGGAGTATCACTTTATAGTCACTTGTTCGGATGAGAAGTATGAAGCGGTGTATGAGATGGAAGTTCAAGAAGTAGCAGACAATTTATGATAATACCAAAGAAAATATTGCTTGTATTAGAGAACAAAAAGAATTTCGACTATTTGTTTTTAGAGCATTTGTCAAAGAGTAGTCCAAAGGTAGCTTATGAGAAAGCTATAGATGAGATGCATAAGTATGCTCCAGAGTTCAAGCACTACGAGGATTATAACTCGTACCGTTCTGTCCTCCACAGGGATTACAATGGTGAGGTGGATGTACCAGAGTATATTATTACAGCGGTCACGAGAGGGATTGATGACTTAATGACGATAAATCAGATAAAAGTTGGAATTAGAAAAGTAGCTTACGATATGACTGTTAGTCAGATTCAGAAATATTTACCTACCTATAAACCGTTTAAGAACTATCAGAGCTATAGAGCTATGCAGAGTATTAGACACAAAAAGAAAAAAGATGCGACCAAGAATAAGTAAGGAAGAGTATGATATTATAAAAGGTATAAGAGAAGCTGCGAAGGAACACGGTGTAGGCTTGGAGCATATCTCAAGTGGATGGTTAAAAAGTAAAAATGCTAGTGTAAGGTTTAAAAATCCTTTATTCAAAGATAAAGAAGGAGCAGACTTCACTATATTAGAAGAGCTTAAGACAGCATTATCTAAAATTAAGGTCAAAAAACTTGATTTAAGTAAGTTAAAACCAACATCTAACAGCCCGAACATATTAAGGGTAATTATATCGGATGTTCATATAGGTATGACTCCAGATAAAGAGGGTTTTGCTATGTATGGAGGAGTTTGGGGAGAAAAAGCACTTCAAGACAGGCTTATGTCTATTTTAGCTAGTGTAAAGAAGCACTATAAAGGACACAGAGAAATACATATTATAGATTTGGGAGATTATATGGATGGTTGGGATGGTCAGACTGTAAGGAAAGGACACAATCTTCCTCAGAATATGAGTAATCCATTAGCTTTTAAAGTAGGAGTAGATTTTAAGATATCTCTTCATAAGAGTATTTTCGATATTACAGGAGTAATACCGACATCTTACAATGTTGTGAATGACAATCACTCTGGGGATTTTGGTGAGTGTGTGAACATTGCGTATCAAAATGTAATTAAAGGGCTGTTTGATTCTGACAAATATGTTAAGATATCTAAAAGATTTATGAGTCACTACATTGTAGGAAAGCATTGCTTTATATTGACTCACGGCAAGGATAGCAAGAATCTAAAATTTGGGTTTAAGCCATATTTGGATGAAAAGCAAGTAAATAAAGTGAAGCTGTATATCTCAGAAAATAAACTTGATGATTACTTTATTACGTTTATGAAGGGAGATACACACGTACAGTTGTTTGATTATAGTCAAACATTCAACTATTTTAATTACCCAGCTTTAAGTCCTTCGAGTGATTGGGTTCAGACAAACTTTCAAAAGGGGAGGAGTGGTTTTGTGATGGATGAGTTTGACGAAAACTTGAAGCAGATAAGACCATTGAGTTTTGAGTTTGTATGGGGTAAGAAGCCAAGAAGATCACAAGATGGTTTTTGTTAAAATAATTACAACTTCTTCAGAATCTATGATTGACTTTTGCGATGTAAATGAAGATTTTCGGCTTAGAGATTAAGCGAAGCGTTCCTTATGTGGATGCTACAAAAGGATTTATGCAGACTTTCTTTGGGAAAGTTGGGAATATTGGCAGTTCCAGCGTTAATGAAGATACTGTTTTAGGATTATCGGCTTATTGGGCTGGTGTTAGACGTATATCTGAGAGTGTAGCAATGCTTCCTGTAGACGTTATTCGTAAAAATGAAGGGAATAGAACTCCTGTAGTTCATTTGTCAGAGCAATTACTTAATAAGGAAGCTAACTTTAAAACAATAGCATTTGATTTTAAGCAAAACTTAATTACTTCTGCAATTAATTGGGGTAATGGTTATGCACTTATTGAAAGAGATGCAAATTACAATCCAACAGCATTAATAAACATTGAAGCGGAGTATGTGAAGCCAATCATATATGACGAAGAGTTGTGGTGGTCTGTAACTAATACAGGTGACAAGAAATTGCTTGTAAGGGATAGAGATATGATTAATCTCAGAGGTTTTGGAACTGACGAGATATTAGGACTTTCTGCTATAAAATACCATTCGCTAAATTTAGGATTATCACTAGCAGCACAGCAATACGGAGCAGATTTCTATAACAAAGGCACTAGATTAGATGGCTATATCGAATATCAAGGTAGACTTGATGGAGCTGTAAAGCAAAGGATAAAACAGCAATGGGATACTAACTACGGGGCAAATGGTAATGGGGGTACGGCTATTTTGGATAATGGCACGAAGTACACTAGGCTAGGAATGCCACCAGAAGATGCTCAGTTTATAGAGACTAGAAAGTTTCAAAAAAATGAAATAGCTACTATACTAGGTATTCCTCCTTATATGATTAACGAGATGGGGGAAGCTACTTACAATAATGTGGAGCATCAAGGTATCGAGTTTGTTACCTATTCGCTAGGAAGCTGGATAGAAAAGTTAGAACAGGAGTATTCAAGAAAACTTCTGAGAGAAGATGAAAAGCAAGACCATTACTATAAGCATAATGTAAACAGATTGCTTCGCACAGATGTAAAAGCTAGAGCAGAGTTTTACAGATTAATGTCTGACGTAGGAGTGTATTCAATAAATGAGATACGGTCATTTGAAGATATGAATCCAATCGAAAATGGAGATCAAAGATTTATACAATTAAACAGAGTTGAATTATCAATAGCAAAAGAATATTATGAAAGAGATAACGAGAGCAGCGGAAATCAGAGCGATTGATTCTGATAAGCGTACTGCACAATTTATTATAAGCAATGAGTCAGTTGACAGACATGGTACTGTTTTCAAGATGGATGGATGGGATTTAGAAACATACGAAAGAAATCCAATTGTATGTTATAATCACGCAAGTGGAGATACCAATCCAGACACCATCATTGGAACTAGTAGAGTGTTTGTTGAGGGTAGTAACTTAATAGGAGAAGTAACATTCGAGGATGAAGGAGACAACAAAATAGCTGACAGAGTTTGGAAGAAAATAAATAAGGGAGTGCTTAAAATGGCTAGTGTAGGTGCTAGAGTTCACGACTACCGTTTAGGAAATACTAAAGAAGGAGAGGATAGTGGCACTATTTACTTTACTAGACAAGAATTATTAGAGTGGAGTGTAGTTAGTGTAGGTAGTAATCCAGAAGCATTTAAAAGAGGTATTGAAGAGATTAGAGAAGAATTAACAGTACCAGAAACAATGGATGATGCTACTAAAAGAAAGATAGCTACATGGAAAGTTAAAAAAGTTACAAGTAAATAACAATTTATAAAAGATTTTTGAATATTATTATGAACGTAAAACAAATTAGAGAGAGTATGGCAACAGTTCAAAGTGAACTAGATGCTACAACAAATCTAGTTGCTTCTGAAAATAGGTCAATGAATGAAGAAGAGACTACTAAGTTTGATAAGAATTTAGATAAGTACGAATCTTTAAACAAAGATTTAGAAAGAGCAACTAAAATGGAAGAGATTAGAGCTAAACAAGCAGCTAACGTTACACCTGTATCTACAGAGCCTACTAAAGAGGACAAAGAGAAGGATAAAATGGTTAGAGATTTTTCTTTCGGTGCAGCGGTAAGAGCAGCATACGATAAAAATTCTTTAAGTGGAGTTGAAAAGGAGTTACACCAAGAAGGTGAGCTTGAAATGTCTAGAATTGGTAAGAGTTCAAATGGAGTTGTTATTCCTTCAATGATTCTTAACAGAGCAGCGGTATTAGAGAATAGTACTACAGGTACTCAAGCACAATCATTTGTTCAAGGTGTTTATGCTAACACAATACTAGGAGATTTAGGAGTAACTACTTTAAGTACAACTACTAATCAAACTATTCCTATTATTCCTACTGTTACTACACAATGGGAAGGCGAAGCAGATGCAGCAGCAGATGGTGGGTCGGCAATGACTAAGAAAGATATGAGTCCTAAAAGACTTGCATCTTACCTCGACTATTCTCGACAAGCAGCAATGCAGCATAATGAGTCTTTAGAATCAGCATTAAGAACTGCTATTCAGTCAGCAATTGCGGCAAAAGTAGAATATGCTATTTTTACTGATGATTCTCCAAATGGTGCTTACCAATGGATTGCTAATGGCAAGACTGCTATTAATGATTCTGATGCTACTACTGCGTTTCTAGATGTTGTAGAGGAAGTTATTAGCAACAACTTTAACAAAGGAAACTTAGGTTTCGCTATAAGTGCAGACTTATTTACTGAGTTGCATACGGCTGCTAAGATTTCTGGAGTTAATCCTTTAGTTGTAGAAGATATGATTATGGGTAAACCAGCTAGATTCAGTTCTCAAATTGCTGATATCACTAATCCAGCGTTCTACTACGGAGATTGGAGCAAGTTGCAAATAGCAAACTTTGGAGGTATTGAAATACTTGCAGATCCTTACACTCAAGCAGTTAGCGGTAAAAACAGATTAGTACTTAACTCTTATTTCGATGCTGTATTAGTACAGGATGGAGCAATATCAGTTGGTACTGTAGGAGCATAATTTTTGTTTCATATACTCAAATTAACCAGAAGGGGTAGGGTTTTTACCTTACCCTTTTCTTTTTTATATAAATGAAGAACACATACATCCAAACAAATACAACTAATTTTGGTCTTACTTTAACAGAAGCTAAAGATCACCTTAATATATTAGATACATCTTTTGATAATTTAATAACTGAGTACATTACTGCTGCACACGATTTTCTATATCAAGAAGCTAGTTTACTAGTAGATGGGGTATTAGTAGGAAGTTTAGAGAGGTTTGAAAATTTTTATATGGACTTTGGTGTAGTTGAAAGTGTTGCGGTGTATTATTACAATAGTAGTAACGTGAGAACGTTGTACGATAGCAGTAACTACACTTTAGTATTAGCTAAAATACCATATATAGAGTTTACAGAACCCGAACCAACAGTATACAACAGAAAGTATCCAATTGAAGTAGAAGTAACTACAAGTGCTACGGTACGACCAATGGTAAAACAATGTTTGAGAATGATAGTATCTGACTTTTTTGAGAATAGACAATCAAATGTAGTTGGAGCTAGTGTCAATAGAGCAGTAAAGAGAACTACCGAGTATCAGATTATGTCAATAAGTTATAGGAATACATTATAGTGAATATTGCAAGGTTAGATAGGAAGATAGTAATAGAACAACCAATAGAAACTGTTGTTTCTTACGAAGCATCCGTGACGTGGCAAGTGTATCATACTTGTTTTGCAGCGGTATCTAAATTTGGAGGAGGAGAGAAGTTTGAAGCAGGCAAGACCACTGCTACGAATAAGGTTAGATTTAAGATTAGATTTTTTGATGGTATCACTGAGGATATGCGAATACTTTACAACGGTAAGTATTATGACATCACGGAGATACAAGAATTAGATAGAGAGGGATTATGGCTTACAGCAAACACAAAGATTTAAACTTTAAGATAGATAGTTCTGAGTATGATAAGCTGGTAAGACACATCAAGCACATCACTGAAACTCAAGTTAAGAGAAGGGAGATTCTGAAGATAATGAAACGACAGATGAAGCCTATTGAGAAGGGTGTTAAAAATAAGACTCCGGTAAGGAGGACAAGCAAAAACAAACTTTTTTCTTTGGTAGACAAGAGCAGTCACGTAGGAGTAAACATCCAATCTCAATATAATCTGAACAAGAAGAATATGGGATCTAGGTCGAGTATTACAACAAGGAAAAGAAAAGCTCCAAGAGGGAACTTGAAAAGGTCTATTATGACAAGTGCGAATAAAGATAAAAAGAATGTTGGGGTTAGAGTTCACCCTATGAAGGGTAAGAGAAAAAGGTACGATGGCTATTATGGATGGTGGCTTGTTTATGGCTGGAATCCATTCGGAGGAGATAGGATAGAGGGGAATGACTTCTTATGGAAGGGAGCTGTGTCGAATATTCCAACAACAGCTAATGGTATGAGTAACGAATTAGAAAAATATATTACAAGGAAACTTAAAAGATTAAACAAATGACAAAAAGAGCAACACTTACGAAAGATTACAAGTATTGGAAAGCTGGGAGTACATTAGGATTCCCACAAAAATTATACGAAGAGCTAAAAAAAGAAGGCTACTTCTCTAAAGTTAAAAAAGTTACAAAAAAGCAAGATTCAGAGGGCTAAGTTTGAAACTACTAAAAAAATAGAAAATGGCAATATTAAACGGAACATTAGCAATGATAAGTATAGGTGGCAATGTAGTTGCTAATCTTACTTCTTGTGAGATAAGTAGAGAAATGGCAACAAGGGACACCACTACAAAGACAAGTGCAGGCAACAAAGAAATACTGGAGGGATTGAAGTCTTTTAGTGGTTCTGGTAGTGGATTTTTTGAAGACGGCTTAGTGGCTGGTTTCAACGGATTGAATGCTGCATTTGAAGCAAGGAGTTTAGTAACATTGACTTACACTACTTACGATGCTACAGGAACTACTGTGGTATCTGGAGATGAGATTTACAGTGGTCAGATAATGATTACATCATTAAGTAGAACAGATGGACTTGAAGAGTCTTCTACTTTCGAGGTGTCTTTTGAAGGTTCTGGTGCATTAACTGCTGCTACAAACCCATAATAGCAAACACATTTGGAGGAGTATTAATTTACTCCTCCATTAATTTAATAAGTATATGATAAAAATAAATAATAAAAATTACGATTTTAAGTTCGGCTTTAAGGCGATGCTAAAGTTTGAGGAGTCTACAGGTCAATCAATTAGTTCATTGAGTGGTGATTTCAAGCTATCAAACATTGTAGAGATGACCTATGCTGGTCTTGTAAACAATGATTTGACTAAGGATGAGATTATAGATGCGATAGATGCGGATATGAGTCTTATGAGTACTTTGACGAGTGCTTTTGAGAAGGATATGTCAGCTATGAACTCTATAGAAGAGGAAGCAAAAAAGTAGGAATACCGAGTACTGACTTTGTAAAAGGGTACAGTTATTCGGTGCTTCATATAGACCCTTTTGCTTTATCTATGTGGGATTGGTGGGTATGCTACCAAATATATTGGAGGAATGAACACGTTAAGCAGCAAGGCTCTTGGGAACGTGCGAGGATGATAGCTTTCCAAGCAAGGTTAGCTCCACACGTAAAGACTCCAAAAAAAGCCACTGATTTGATAGAGTTTGATTGGGAGAAGAAATCCAAGCGTGGTAAAGCGTTGAGTAAGGCAGAGTTTTACAAACTAAAAGAAAAATTATTCAATGCAAAATAGGAAACACATATCCATTCACGCAATGTTCGACTTGGAGAAATTCGAGAAGAGCAGTCAAACGATGCAGAGAAAGATGCGTATGGCAGCATCTCAATTAAAGAGTGTTGGTCAAAACATGTCTTTAGCGGTTTCTGCCCCTATTGTTGCATCTATAGGATATGCTACAAACGAGTTTGCGAAGTTTGAACAGTCAATGGCTAAAGTCAATGCTGTATCTGGGGCTACATCTTCCGAGATGGGGAAACTTACAGATCTTGCACAGGACTTAGGTATTTCTACAAGATATACTGCGAGTCAAGTATCTGACTTAGAGTTAAACTATGCAAAACTTGGTTTCTCACCAAAATTAATTCAAGAAATTACAGAATCGACTCTTGATTTAGCACTTGCTACAGGAGGAGATTTAGCTGATTCAGCTATGGTGGCTGGTGCTACTTTAAGAGGTTTTGGTCTTGAGGGTAACGAGATGCAAAGGGTAGTTGATGTGATGGCAAAGTCCTTTACATCTTCAGCATTGGACTTGGAAAAGTTTAGTGTTTCCATATCTAAGATTGCTCCAATAGCTGCTGTAACAGGAAGGACTATTGAGGAGGTAGCAGCACAGCAATCTGTGCTTGCGGATACAGGTGTCGAAGCATCTATTATAGGTACATCATTAAGAAAGATTTATGGTGACTTAGCTAAGAGTGGTATGAGCTACTCTGAAGCTATGGATAGGATACGGAACTCTACAAATAAAGTGGCAGTAGCTACTGAGTTGTTTGATATACGAGCTGCGAATGCTGCTATTATATTATCTGAGCAAGAGGATAAGGTTGTTAGTCTAACGGAGAGTTATAAAAACTCTGCTGGAGAAGCTAAGAGAATGGCAGATATAATGAATGACACACTCCAGATGAGTGTTATTCGATTAAAGTCTGCCATAGAAGGATTGGCTATTAGTTTTGGTGAAATGATAGCTCCAAGAATTAGAGGTATTGCTGATTTTATGGCTGATTTGTCTCGATATTTTGCTGAGTTAACTCCAAATGTAAAAAGAGCTATTATAACATTTGCAAGTTTACTTGCTGTAGGTGGTCCAGTGCTTATTGCATTGGGGTCTATATCCTTAGCTGTGACAGCAGTAGGTTCTACATTAGCTGCTACAGCAGTAGGAGTAACTGTGTTAGTCGCTGCTTTTGGTGGGTTAGTATCATATTTTAATAGAATACCTAAATTAACAGAGGACTTTATAAAATTACAGACTAGAGCAGAGCGAAATTCAGAGTTTGTAACAAATAGTGTAAAAGAACAAACTGATGCTTTTAACAAATTATATGTGAAGCTGAAATTTACCACCTCTGGGACTGATGAAAGAAGGAAAGCTCTTGAAAAGATTAACAGTACTCACGGCACTCACTTAAAAGATATTAAGGATGAGAAAGATTGGTTAGACCAATTAACTATTGCTTATAGTGAAGTAGTATCTCAGATGGAAGCAAGGGCTATTGCATCTATGAATCAAGGGAGGATGGATGAGTTAGTTATAGATAGAGAAGGTATATTAGAATCCATAGAAAATGAAAAAAGAATACTTCAAAGTTTAGCTGGTAAAGACGATCTTCCAGCAGTTAGACAGGCAGAAAAGTATTTGGGTATGCTCCGTGAAGGTTTATCTAAGGTCAATGCAGAGATAGCTGCAATAAATGAAGAGGTAAAAGATGTTGTAGGTACAAATCTAGCAGGGGGTGGTACAAGTCCATTGAAGGGTGGTGATTCTAAAAAGAAAGAAAAGAAAAATTACTTTCCAGGTATGACCTTTGTTGGTATAAATGAGTTCAATGATTTTCTAGAAGGGAATAGAGCTTTAAAAGACTTTCAAGAACAAGCGTTAGTTACTTCAACTATTGTGGCTAATGGATGGTCTTTTATGACAGAAGCCATGTTATCTGAATTTTATAAAATACCAAAGGTATTAACTCCTGTACAGCAAAAATTAAAAGATTTTACTGAAGATATTAACGAATCCATACAAACAATGGCTCAAGATGTAGTGTATAATATGGCAGATATGTTTGGTCAAATGATAGCTAGCGGTGACAACTTTACAAGTGAAGACTTCGGTAGAGGCTTATTGGAAATGGTTGCAGGATTTATGCAGCAATTAGGTGGTCTTATGATAGCTTTCGGTATTCAGTTTAGTATATTTAAAGAATCGCTTACTAAAGGACAAGCACTTATAGCACTAGGAGCTGGTATAGCAATGGTAGCAGCAGGTGCAGCAATAAAAGGAACTTTAGCTTCAGGATTAAATGGAAAAGGATCAGTAGGAACGACATCATCACCTTCAAGCACGAGTAATAGTGGGGCAAGGTACTCGCCACATCAGAGTGAAGAAGTTGTAGTAGTAAGAGGTAGGGAGTTATTGTTAGTACAAAACAGAGAAAGGAATTATAGAAGATAATGAGCAACATCATATTTAGTAGTGAATTTTTTAGTAATGTAGGCGAGAAATACAAAGTAGACCTTCACTCCGAAACATACATTGGCTTAAATGCCATTGTTACAGGTGGTTTGTCGAATACATTTTTCTTAGATAAAGATTGGACTGCATTCCTAAACAACGGACAACCATTCACGGTAGATGGCTCAGATGGCTTTGTAAATAGCTTTAGTTACGATTCAGTTAATAATATTACTAAC